TGTCAATTTACAAAATATAAATTGAATCAATATTATGATTGGCATTGTGATTCATGGGATAAACCCTATGATAAACCAAATACTCCTGAACATGGAATGATTCGAAAGCTTTCTGTAACTTGTCAATTAACGGACGGTTCTGAATATACTGGTGGTGAGCTTCAATTTGATACGAGATCTTATGATCCTCATATGAGAGATGAAGATAAACACGTCATCACCTCAAAAGAAATATTACCCAAAGGTAGTATTGTGGTATTTCCATCTTTTGTCTGGCATCGTGTTCAACCCGTAACAAGAGGAACTAGATATTCATTGGTTATATGGAACCTTGGGTATCCATTTAGGTAGGTATGCAAATATTAGAATATTTTAAAACACCCATATGGATTGAGGAGAAACCTGAATTCATTAAATCATTAAACAAGGCAAGTGATCCTTATATTAAAGAAGCTAAAAAAAGAAATAAAGATCATATTAAAAAACATGGTGACTTTGGAATCGCACATCATTCTACACCATTAACCGTAGATACAAAATTTAAAGACTTTCATAATTATGTAGGTCAGAAGTGTTGGGAATTTTTGGATTGGCAAGGATTTGATATGTCACAATATCAAACATTCTTTGAACAAAGTTGGGTACAAGAATTTGCATCTAAAGGTGGCGGACATCATTCAGCACACATTCATTGGAATACCCATGTCAATGCATTTTATTTTTTAAAGTGTGGACCTGATACATCTTATCCTGTTTTTCACGAACCGAGAACAGGGGCTAGAACAACAAAATTAAAAATGAAGCCTGGTAATGGAATTTTTCATGGAACCGAATTGGTTCATTTCAAACCAAAGCCAGGAACACTCATTATCTTTCCAGGGTACATGGAACATGAATATGCAGTAGATTATGGTAAAAAACCATTTAGATTTATTCATATTTGTATCAGTGCAATATTAAAAGAAATGGCAAAGAAGGTATAATATGACAAAGAAGTATAGTTTTAAAAAAGATAATTTCTGTGTCATTGAATCAGCTATTTCTAATGACTTAGCTACTTTCTTATATAATTATTTTTCTATGCAAAAACAGGTATATGATACTTGTATTAAAGAAAGATACATCTCCCCTTTTGAAACCATGATCGGTTATTATGAAAGTCCAAATGAACAGATACCTAATACCTATTCTCAATATGCCAATATGGCTTTTGAGACTTTATTATTAAAACTTCAACCTGTTATGGAAAAAACAACAGGATTAAAGTTAACTCCTAATTATACCTACGCAAGAATCTATAAACCAGGTGATGAATTAAAACGTCACAAGGATAGATTTTCTTGTGAGATATCTACTACATTAAATCTTGGTGGAGATAAATGGCCTATCTTTATAGAACCTTCTGAAAAAGAAGGAATGAAAGGTGTGTCGGTGAATTTAAAACCAGGAGATATGTTAGTGTATAGAGGTAATATACTAGAGCATTGGAGAGAACCATTTAAAGGTAAAGACTGTGCTCAAGTTTTCCTACATTATAACAACACTAAAACCAAAGGTTCCAAAGAGAACCTGTTTGATAGAAGACCTCATTTAGGACTTCCATCTTGGTTTAAACGTTGATATAGTACTATAATCGAGCCAGAGCACCACCCATACCACCGCTCTGGCTCGTGTATAGGAGATATTAATGTTTTTTGGCGGCACATCATTTGCAGCAGCACCTTTTGCAGATCCAGGATTTAATCCTAATGCATTGGTCATACTTACAGGTAATCAAGTTAATACATCTACAGGAACTGTAGGAGTTACAGGGGATGCTATTTTTGGTGTTACAGGTAGTCAAGTTAATTTTAGTATTGGTAATATAAAAGTTGCCGATGTTATTGGTGTATCAGGAATTGCCACGGCTCTTGCAACGGGGACCGTTGCTGTTACAGCAGGAGCTTCTGTTGATGTTACAGGAAATCAATCAAACTTTACAACAGGAACAGTTAATGTAGCGGATGTTGTAGGAGTTACAGGTAATAAAGTTAATCTAACCACAGGAGATGTAAGCGTTGCAGCTGCCGCTGTTACTTCAGTAACAGGTAATCAATTTACTATTGGAACAGGAACAGTTACTTTCCAATTTAAATATTCTGTAACAGGAAATAGATTTAATTTATCAACAGGCACTGTAGCTATTACTGCAGATGCAAATATACCTACAACAGGATCTAGAATTAATACAGACACAGGAACTGTGTCTATTTCTGCAGATGCTAGTATTGCAGTTACAGGATCTAGAGTTGAAATTACGGTAGGTAATGTTACTACTAAAGCTAATGCTACAGTAACCGTTACAACCAATAGACAGAATTTATCTACGGGAACAGTAACGGTCCAAGCTAAAGCTACTGTATTACCTACAGGAGAAGCATTTGAAGTAGGAACAAGTTCAGTATTAATTAAACAGTGGAATGGTATTGTACCAGGAGTTTCACAAGTATGGAAAAATTTACAGGTTAGACAATAATGTTATTTGGAGCAACACCTTTTGCTAATTCCCCTTTTGCCGATCCAGGTGGAGTTAGTATCTTTTTTCAAGTTACAGGTAGCCAGATTAATTTATCTACCAATACGGTAGGTGTATCTGCTTCAGCTAAAGTTTTACCTAATGGTAATGGCTATCAAATTACAGTAGGTAATACTACTGTAGTTATAGGCCAAACTGTGGCAGTAACAGGAGTAAGAATAAACCTTGCAACAGGGGAGGAATCTGTGGTAATATGGAATCCGATTCCGCCAAGCGTGAGTCAAATATGGGTCCCAATAGATCCAAACAATCCATAGGAGAAATATGGCAAGTACATACTCAAGTGATTTAAAATTAGAACTCATGACCACTGGTGAAAAATCAGGAACATGGGGAACGATTACCAATACCAATTTACAACAATTAGAACAAGCAGCTTCTGGATACATTGAAGTAGATGTAGCATCTTCTGATGTTGCATTATCTTTAGCGAATGGTGCAGTATCCAATGGAAAGAATTTATATTTTAAATTAACAGGAACTTTAACAGGCAATAGAAATGTCACGATGCCTGATTCTGCAGAACGAGTGTTTATTGTAGAAGATGCAACTTCACGATCTGCTTCTTTATATAGTTTAACAGTTAAAACCGTATCAGGAACAGGGGTAGCCATTCCTGTTAAATCAACTAATTTATTATACTCCAATGGAACTAATATTTCTTTGGGATTAAGAAATAAAGGTTATATTACTCCAGGCGCAACCTATACTACTGTGAACGGAGATCAAGTTTTAGTAGATACTTCCGGAGGAGGAATTGGAGCTCCCGTAACGATTAATTTACCAGCTTCACCAACAGTGGGAGATGAAGTTCATTTTATCGATTCAGGTGCAAATCTTGCATCGAACAACTTAACCATTGGAAGAAATGGTTCCAATATATTAGGTTCTGCTTCTGATTTAGTAGTCTCTACCAATGCAGCAGCCTTTACTTTGGTATATGTCAATGCAACTAGAGGCTGGGCATATAAAGATAACGTATAGGAGGTCTGATGCCTCTTCAGCAGGTTAAATTTTTACCAGGAATCGACAAACAAAATACCGTTGTAGGAGCAGACAATCGTTGGGTGGATTGTAATAATGTACGATTTCGATATGGACTTCCAGAAAAAGTTTCTGGTTGGTCTTCTTTAGTAACGGATACGATTGTAGGAGTCTGTAGAAAAGAACATGCCTTTGTAGATATTTCTGGAAACAGGTATGTTGCTTTAGGCACAGATAAATTTTTATTAATTTATTTTGAAGGACAATTATACGACATCACACCTATTAGAACAACTTTATCTGCAGCAACGATTGCAACAGTTGATACATCTGCTGTTTGTACTATTACAACAGGAACTGCTCATGGTTTAATTGCAGGGGATATTGTTTTATTAGAAAATGTAACTTTACCTGGTGGAACAGGTTATTCTGATTCTGATTTTGAAGATAAACTATTTCAAGTAACTGGTGTTTCATCCACTACTGTATTTACGATTACACAATCTACCGCTGCAACGGCAACCGTATCTACCGGTGGAAGTATTGATATAAAACCTTATGAGAATGTAGGTCCTGCAGAACAATCCTATGGTTATGGTTGGGGAACCGATACATGGGGAGCAGGTGGATGGGGAGAAGCATCTTCTGCGCAAGATGTAGTGTTAGAACCAGGCCTTTGGGCTTTAGATAATTATGGTCAAGTACTCATTGCAACGATTGCTAATAGTAAGACATTTACATGGAATGCTGGAGCAGCAACTCCTTTGACAGTTAGAGCTTCTACTACTACTTCAGGATTTGAAACTACGAATAATCCAACTGCAACTAGATTAAGTTTAGTATCACCTACCACTCGTCACTTAATCCATTTAGGAACCGAAACAACTATTGGAGATGCTACATCTCAAGATGAAATGTTTATTAGATTTTCAGATCAAGAAAATATAAATTTATATAATCCTACCGCTGTCAATACTGCTGGAACCTTTAGACTTCAAGATGGAACTAAAATTGTAGGAGCATTAAAAGCAAAAGAAAATATTCTAGTATGGACCGATAATGCTTTATACACCATGAAATATATTGGTGCTCCTTTTACGTTTGGATTTGAACAAGTAGGAACGAACTGTGGTTTAATAGGAAAAAATGCTGTTATTGAAGTAGATGGTGTTGCCTATTGGATGAGTGCTAATGGATTCTTTTTATTTGATGGTACGGTTAAATCTATGCCATGTTCGGTAGAAGATTATGTTTATGATCAAATTGATACTACGAAAGGTCAACAAATTGCAGCTGGTATTGATAACTTACATACTGAAGTCATTTGGTATTATACCTCTACTTCTTCTAATTTTAATGATCAATATGTAGTATATAACTATGGAGAAAGCTCTCCTCAATTACCTATCTGGTATATCGGAACCGAAGCAAGAACTTCTTGGATTGATGCAGTAGTTTATCCAAATCCTTTTGCAACGAAATATAATAGTAGCGCCACCGGAACTTTTCCTGTGATTGTAGGAGAAAGTGGTTTAGGTCAAACCGTATTATTTGAACATCATGTAGGAACGGATCAAGTCAATCCAGATGGAACTACTACTGCCATTACTTCTACGTTAACTTCATATGATTTTGATTTAGATGTACAAGGAACTAATGGTGAATTCTTTTTAGCCATGCGAAGATTTATTCCCGACTTTAAAGATTTACAAGGAAGTATACAAATGACATTGGCTGTTAAAAACTATCCATCACAGTCAAGTACTGACACGGCTTTAAGTCCATTTACAATTACAACTTCAACAACTAAAGTAGATACACGAGCAAGAGGAAGATTTGCTAATATTAAAATACAAAACACAGGAATTAGTGAAGACTGGAGATTTGGAACTTTACGATTAGATTTACAACCGGATGGTAGAAGATAATGACAAAAATTGTAGTACGATTACCGGAACCAAAACCAGAGTACGATGTATCTAACCAAAAACAAATCAATAGAGCTATTACATCTATTGTAGAACAATTAAATTCTACTTATCTACAAG